GCCTCGCGCCGCAGCCACCCCATGAAGGTAGTACTCCAATTTGCTTTTCGTGCGACAGCCCTGTTAGCGTTTGATAACGCCCATAGCCGCATGTCCTCAGCAAAGCCTAATACATCAACTTTCGTCAGACCCAAATTGATTCCGTAAATTATTTCATCGGGGGAAGGAGTCCAATCACCGGGGAGAGATGCTCCTCTGGAGGTGCGACGCTTATTGTTAGCTTTACCTGATCGCCGACGTTGAATGACGGCTTTTCCTTTCCGCAGGAGATCGCTACGCCCATTCCCTCGATGACTAGAAACCATCCTAATTCCTCCTCGGTTGATTGGACGGTCCCGTCGTCAAGCTTGTATGCCGACAAGAGCCGCCGCCGCTGCTCAAGCTTTCTCACGCTGCTTTTGAAAGAGATCATCGAACTTTCCGACTTCGTCGCTGAACAGTGCCGTCCACCTCTTCCGCTCGGAACGAGCAAACAACTCGAGGTACGGCCCCTTCACCAGCCGCTCGATCCTCGGCCGCACGCAATCAGGCTTGCGCGAATGCTCGCGGCGCGGTTCGAGAATCACTTGGGGTATGTTCCTATTCTGCCTCCTCGGCTTACCCCTTGTCGCCAGCAAACACACCTCGGTGTTAGCTCGCGTCCAGTAGCCGGTGCCGGTCCAAATGTTTTTGGCGTCGTACGGCTTCGCAATTTTCGTCCAGGCAAACGCGCATGTCTTGTACACGAAGCCCCATTTCTGGATGACATACATCGCGTCATTGAGCATCGGCCAGGTCGCCCACAAAAACAGAACGGCGTCTTTCTTTGCTAGCTGCGCGACTGGCATGTTGGCGATGTCCTGCGTGGTCATCGTCTTGTAGTGCCGATCCGCCGACCGGCCCTTCCCCTTCTCCGACCATGTTTGAAATCGCCAAGGCGGATCGGAGAGGATTGCGCCATAGTGTTTCATTGTTGCCTGTGACGCTCCAACAACCATCGCTTAGTGCGTTCAAGCCTGTAATCGTAATCCTTCCATTGCTCGCCAGTGATCTTGTCGTAGCCGCCCATCGCTTCAACCAACTTTTGTAGGTCTAGCGGCTCTGGCATTGGGTCTGGATTAGGTGTTGTCTTAAAGACGAACCCCGGTATTCGTTGTTTCAATTCCTCAAGCCGCAGCAACAATTCATATTCCATCAGATAGGCTTTGACGCCACTGCCATGCTTGAAGGTTGTTTGTTGATTATGATCGATCAGTACATTCCCCCACTGCCAGCGGAGAACATGCGCCTCATCGGTGGGCTCGAAGTAGATACCGAAAACGTAGATCGTCTCCGGTCGCACATCGCGAACCGGAACCCGCAAGTGCGTGCCTGATGCAAGTAAGCCAGCGAAGCTAGTGTGAACCGATTTGGTTTTAACGTCGATCTTGTACTGCTTCTCATCATCAAACGTCAGACGAAAATCTTGACCGCCGTCACCCTCGGCAAGTAGCTCGGTGTTCACAGGCAAGTCAAACTCGTGCGCAAAGGCACATTCCGTGAGAATGCTTCGGCGTAGCGACTCCTCGTAAGTCAAATTCTCTGCGTAGTGGTTGCTCATGTTGTGGCCGTGATCGCGGTGAAATTCATAGATCCGCCGCGCCAAGTCACGAGCAAAAGCTCTATCAGCATCAGTAGTCAGTGATTTCATGATTTGTTCGCCCTCTAGTTTACTCCGCTGAGTCTTCCTTACCTTCTCATATCTGCCGCCCGAGAGGCCGAATAAATTCACTTACCAATCCTCGCTCACCACACTTACTGCACTTCAATGAAGGCATCGCATCCCTAGCGATCTGCACAACACCACGATGCCCACAGGGGCAATAGACTTCCATTTCACGCATTACAGGGAGAGAAGCGGCGCGTCGAAAGCCTCGCGCTATATTCAGCCGCTTGCCTCTATCAGCTCCCATCGTGTAACTGCGCTTTGCCATTTTCGCCCTCTAGCTTGCTCCATCTGAGGTTCGGCTAGATCGTAAGAGAGTCGTCCGAAGGACGAGCGAGCTTTAGCTTTGATCGTTGTCTCAGCCTCCGAGCGAGCGGCGCGACCACTCTTGGTGGTCCGCCCGTTGGCTCGCCGCAAATAAGAATCGCCGCTCCCCCCTCCTTCCCCCATTTTATTGAGCGGGGAGCTTTTTCTTTAGAGACGGTTAGGGTTTACCGCATCAGATCTCTCCTGCGGGGCCGCCGTCTGTCATGCGTGGAAGGCCTGTGGAGGCGACCAGCACCTAACCCCACCCCGGTCTTTGTCCCGGTGATCGGCCCTGGCACGTCGGGCGTCGTTATGACACCGACATAATGTTGTGGAAGGATTTGAAGATCAGGCAGGATGTGCTATGTGCTGATCAACAAGTCCGACATTGCATCTGTCGGCATTAGGCCCGCAGGAGGTTCACAGCTCCGGCGGGCTTCTCTTTTATACGGGACCGATTCGCGGTGATTCGCAAGAGGCGAATGAAAACCCCCGCATTTGAGGGGGTGTGGATAACTGGGATTACCCGGGGTATTTGTGCTAGCAAAAACAATTGACAAAAAAATTCCCCGCATTTAAACGGGGACTTAGGGCCGGTTGGTGGCAGCCCCTACTCGCTGGCCCGTGAGTGAGCCTGCTCTCTCAGGCACTGGCGTCGGAGGGGAGGAAGTTCGTAGCGTTAAGTGGCGTTGCGTAACCCGACGTTCATTGGCCGCCCCGGAGAAGCCGCCGCTCATCCGGGGCGGTTTCTATTTGGGCACGGCCCCATAGCATCGGTCAAGGCCGCCAGAGGCGCAACTAGAAGACGCTTGAACGGAATCGGCGCGGCTCATAAATTGATGGGTGCGACGCGCTCGCCTACCCTCATTTAGCCCCCCAGCCCCCGAAGGCGGGAGTGTCGCAGTTCCTACGTCAGTCGAAACGAAGGCGCGAGCCTCTCCCCCAAGAGGCCCGCGCTCTCCCCCGCGTTTAAGGCGGCCCCAAGCTTCCCTCAAAATGTGTGTGAATTGCGGTGAGAATGACGACCGGCCATTGGCGACCGGCCGTCGGGCTTTCAAATTATCGTTGTGAGATTGGGATGTCTGGCTCGATCTATGGCATCACCTTCCTTTCCGCTGATTTCGGTTGACAACGCCTGCACAATTAATTTGTGCCACGCGACGAATCAGAGAACGAATCGTGACTGAGCGGCAAATGTCACAAATTGACGGCCCAATTATTTTGTGACATACCGAAAGCATGGGCCGAAATCCTATTGGGAAAAATCCTATGACGAGTGCGGAGCGCCAGCGCCGCCATCGGCTCGGCCTGTCAGTACCTCGTGGCGCGAGAGAAGATAACATGCCCGTTACCGTAGCGCGACTGCCGCAAACACGGCGAGAGCTTGAAGCCCAGCGCGTACTTAAGCGCAGGCCAACCATCGTTGACCTCATTGATCCTATTGTTGCTGCCCTTTGGGATGAGGAGGGTTTCAGGGATTTGGTTGATGCCATCACAGACAGCGAAGCTGTTGAGGGGGCAATGGAGATTGATGACACAATGGCAGCGGAGATGATTCGCAACTACGCCAAGAAGCACAACCATGCTCAAGTGCAAGAGAAGAACCTCCAAACAATTCGCCACGGACTGCGCCTTGCGATGAAGCGTTACAAAGTCGGCCGTAAGCAACGCAGTGGTGAGGAGGAGAACGGAGGATCACCAACGAACGGAGGATCACCAACTGCGGCTTGAAAAGGCCCTAACTTTGGCGACGTGTTCACTAGCACGTCGCCTTTTTTTGGGAGGCAGTAATGAAATGCGTTTGTCCAATGGGAGGGGATCGCACCTGCCCAGATAATTGTTTGCTCCAAAAATGGTGGAGCCTGCCCGAAGCGAAGCGAACTGCGCAAGCGCGCAAACCACTTTCCGAACAACTCTACAAACAGGGTTATACGATGGAGGCCATCGCGACGCAGCTTGGCGTCACACATAAGACGATAAGTCTCGATCTTAAGGAGATTTGTACCTCAGGTACAAATTCAAACCCCGTCAAGAGCGCAACCAATCCCAAGGGCGCGGGCCGCCCGAAGGGCAGCAAACAAAGGAAGCCCAGCAAGCCTCGCAAGCGGCAAACCGATGAGGCCGAGCAAACAATCGTTGCCTTGGCTCAGGAAGGTAAATCATCACGCGAAATAGCCGATGAGGTTGGCGTGGAAGGCCGCGCTGTCCGTCATGTGATGGAGCGTGAGAATATTAAGCGCAAAGCCGAGGCCATTATTGATCCGGCAACTCTGTCTATCACTGCACAACAGAAACTCGACATCGCTATCCGCCAGCACAAGAAGCGGATGGACATTGAGTTTGAACAGCGTGTCTTAGCCGAATGCAAAGAGCGTTTGGATTCGATCAGCCTTCCGCACTACGCGAAGGAACTAGAGGGCTTGGAGCGAATGATTTCGTCGCGCAAGGGCGTGATGGACAAGACCACATACAACAAAATCAGATGGTGTCTGCACTCTGATCACGTTCAGGACGCAACAATGAAGCGGCGTTATGACGACGCCTTTGCGATCTTCAACAACCTCGAAAAACTTCTCTTGAGTGAGAAGGACAGCCCAACGGCTTTCCGGCCTTTGCCCCGCACCTATGAGGAGCTGATGGCGATGAGAGCCAAGGTCCAGGCCGAGCGTCGAGCAAAGCGTAACAGCAAAGCCAGTGTCAGCGTGCGCTAACTTGCAAATAACGGCGTTACCAAATGAGCGATCCTGGGATTAGCCAGCCCGCAGGCGTACGACCAGCCCGCGAATGCATCCCCCTCGTTGTCGTTGGTGACCTCGACGCCAAGCATCCGCGCAATGTCCATGACTTCCTGCTTGCCGAGGCTACGGCCGGATTTGGTGCGGCCATGGCGTCGCTTGCCGGTGAGATGATGGCGCGCATCCTGCACATCGAAGGAGCGGATCTGTTCCGGCTTGATGCCAGAACGAAAGGCGGCGAGCTCAAGCACGGCGACGAGGCCGCGTAGCATCGCCACCGTTTCGTCCGACGCGCCGATCTTGATCATCACGTTGAGCGCCATCGGAGCTTCGTACCAAACCTGATCGATCTGATAGCCGGTCTGGGTATCATCGAAGAAGTCTACGCAGAGATCGAAGAACCACGACAGGCGAGCTGGTCGCGTCGGCCCGCCTTGTCTGGTGTTCCATGTCGCCAGCGTCGGCCGTCGATCGCCGACGCGGCCCCAGCAAACGCCGGTCGAGGTCGCGAGATCAAACGCAGCGATGACCGGCGCGTCGCTCATGTGCTATTAATTCTTCTTGGAGCATAGCTTAGCACAGTGCAGTGAAGCGAAGCAGAGCGGAGCCGTGCTCCTTCTTTCAATGCGCTGTCTCTTGCTGCTGCTGGTCCATCTCGCTGGCCGCGTCGAGCAGCGATTGCGGTTGGCCTTCGCGCTCGCTATCGGCCTCTGGTAGCTCCATCTCAGCCTGCTTGGTCTTACGTGATCTGCCAGCCTCCTCTGGCGAGAACATCCCTGCCGGCGCGATCTTTTCGAAGTCGGTGCATTCGAGTAAATAATACACGGTGTCTTCCCAGAGCACGCGGCCCTTCAAGGCGTCCATCTTGGCCTTGCTGTAGAACCGCGCCGCCTGACGAGCGGCGGGGACATTGATGCCCTGGTCCGAGGCCCGCTTGGTCGCGGTCGCCGTCTCCTGACCGATCTCGCTGGTTCGGCTCTTACCGGCGATGAGTTCGTTGATGTAGGTCTTGACCGCCCGCTCCGGTGCCAGCTGGCGAACGTGATTGCCGCCATCCTCCGGTTCACCCTTGCGCCGCTTGCTGGTTCCCTTCTTGGTCGATGGCTTCTTCGTGGATTTGGCCATGGGGGCCTCCTGTGGGGGTGGTAGCGGATTTTCCATACCATACTTGGGAGGCCCTGCGAACGGAGGCGGTACGTTTTCCTCTTGTAAAAAAAGTTTATGCGGGCATTAATCGTCAGGACGGCGAGTCGTCCTCATGCCAAAGGATGTCCCGAATAATGACCGATCTCGTGCGCGCGTTCGCCAAGCTTCAGGTCCGCCAGTGGGACGGCGAGCCGATCAAATATCCAGGGATCTACAGCGGCATCCCGCTTGAGCGATACCACGAAGGCGACATCTGCGTTGAACGCAGCATCAGTTCATCGGGGCTGCGCAAGCTCTACAACCCGTCGCCGTTCGTGAAAGCCTCGCCCGCGCATTACTGGATGAACAGCCCATACAATCCCAAGCACAACGCGGAAGATACAGAAGAGAGCAAGGCGCTGATTCGCGGACGCGCTGCGCATCACAAACTGTTCGGCCAGCAGGACTTCGAAAAGGTCTTCGTGCGTCGGCCTGATACTGTCAACGGCTTCCCCTGCACCAAACAAAACAAGCACGGCAAGGCTTGGTACGCGAAGCAAAAGCGATTGGGCCTCACCGTCGTCACCAAGGACGACCTGATCGCAATCGATAGGATAGCCCAGGAGCTGACCAAAGAACCGTTGATCAGGGCTGGCATCCTCAATGGCTATGTCGAGCATTCATGGTTTTGGAAGCACAAGAGTGGCATCTGGTTGAAGATCAGGCCGGATGCTTCACCAAATGACAGCCTCGACTTTGTCGATCTTAAACTCACCAACTCGGTGTTATGGCCGGATTTGCAGCGAACAGTCCTATCTTACGGCTACTTCATGCAAGCGGGCCTCACCGCGATGGGTGTGCGCGCAATCACCGGCCAGCCGCTCAACTCTTTCAGTCTGGTTTTTTGCGAAAGTTCAGAGCCACATTGCATTGAGATTGTAACTCTGAAAGAGGGTGAAATCGCTCGCGGCATTGATAGCTGCGAGGTCGCCATCGCCAAGTTCAACAAGTGCTGGTCCGAGAATCATTGGCCTGGGCCGCGCGGCGACCGCGCCGATGCCAGATATCTTGAGTTATCAGACTTCGATCAGAAACGCATGGACGAACAGCTCACACTGGATCGGAGCCAACAATAGATGCGACACCGAAACATCAGCCACAACACAACCAACCTGAAACGCTGGAGCCGTTTCGCTCTGGCTGAGCTGTGGGATTGCTCTGATCGAAAAATTGATCGCCTGCGAGAAACCGGCCTGCTTAGCGAGCCGGTCGCTTATATCGGTCGCTCTCCGCTTTGGTCCGACGAGCAGCGACTAGCTGCAGAGCGTGAGGGACTCGCCCGTCATCGGGTTAACAACAGGAGAAAGTAAATGAGACCGTTGTTCGCCGCGATCCGCGCTGATGTCGAACGCGGTCTCGACATCGTTAAGCAAATCCATAAGCAACTCAACATCGAACCACGCCTTGGCGCGCCAGGACCGCTGATGCAAAGCTGGCAAAGCCGAGCTACGCCACCAGAACAGGAACCGAAAGCAGATGTCGGTGAGTATTGGTTGAACGGATGGGATCACCATAACATTGATGGTGTCCGCACCATGATGCGGCTAGCCAAAGCAAGCAAACGGCCAGGACTTAAGGCTGCTGCCTACCGCGATGCAGGACAGCATCTCGCTCGTCTGCGCTTCCGTTCTGGCAACCGTGACGCCCCCAAGCGTGAACGGTTCGAATGGCTCGAAATCGTCAAACGCGAGTGTGGTCTGTCACGGCAGCGGGCGGACGAATTAGTCGCGATCTGGGAAGGAACCAAGCCATTAGCAACGCTTCATGCGGAGAAAAAGGCCTCGGTCAAAAAATGTCGCAAAAACAAAGGCAAAGCCGTTTGACCGGCTGTTGAGAGGGTCCAATGGACGCGGTTTCAGGTGATAAGGCAGTGAGAAAAACTCAACGAAATCAAGGGCGCGAAAGTGTAGTGGCCAGACGCAAATGGCAGGCCTCGGTCAGCGACTGCGACATTGACCCCTCAATGCTCCTCGAAGGGGCCAAGGAGAGTGCCATCCGAAGGGACGTGGCAATACGGCAGGCTCGCGAGGCCACTCAGCTAGCGGAAGACTATGCATTGCTCCGTCATGGCACTCGTCGGGAGGAGATCATTCTCGAACGGCTCAGGGAAGTGAATCGGGTTGCTACGGCCTGGACCAAGTTAGCAAGCGACCTACGGCGACGAAAAGGGAGATTCTAAGCTATGTCAAAACGCAAATACAAAAAGATGTTCATCAATGATGAATGCAGTGAATGGATCTGGGCTCGGGTAATTGCTGGAAAGCATCGCATCGACTACGACCTGACAATCCATGATGCATTCGTCAACAGTTCGCGCCGCGGCGTGCCGTGGAAATGTTTGTTGTCTCGCGGCACCGTTGCGGTCGCAGCAAAACAACCATCGCTATTTCCGCATCCGGTCAAATTCGCTTACACTGAGGGCACTAACATCTTTGTCCTGACTCACTTATCGCCAAAGAACTCCAATAGGTATCCGTTGGCGGTGCAGTATCGTCACAACTTCACTAAGACCCTGCGGGTGTTTGATGTTCTAAGCAAAGAACAATTCAAGCAGCAGTTCAGTGGAAAGCCGGTACAAATCAGGCTGAAGCCGCCATTCAAAAATCGCAACACAGGACATCATGCTGAGAGTCGGCCACAGGTAGCGCGACAACCAACCGAGCATGAAGCCGGCGAAAAGCATTTGGTCGGCGCAAGGCAGCGCGCCCTTAATGCCAACTTGCTGAACTTGAAGAATTTGAATGGAGAACGACCGACAACATAAACGGAGCTACCATGACCGACACCAAAAACTCTGGCAACCTTAGCGATAGGCGGAAAATTGGTGCCAACCTCGGGCGCTCTTTGACGCTCAGTGAGTTCCAATTCGTCGAGAACATTTCCCCAGCAACCTATAGCAAGCTGAAGGCCGCTGGCCTCGCACCGGAAGAAACGGTGATAGCGCTCCCGCCTAATGGATCGCGCAAAGGCTTTGCCATAAAGCGCATCTCACCAGAAGCACGACTGAAATGGCACGCGAAACTTGAGGAGCTACGCGGCACCGAGGCGGCAAAACTGGCTGAGGCGCGTGCCCGCGACCAGCGTGTGCGGGCCGGCAAGCTGGCAGCTGAATCGGTGGCACATGTCAGTAAACACCCGCGCCGCAAGAGGATGATCGAACACAAGAGGAAAGCAAATGACCGACCAAACAACGATTGAACCGCCGCTGTCTCAGCAGCTCGCCACCATCGACGCACCGATGGAACGTAAGCGCGTCGGCGACATGGTGATCAATAAGTGGGCTGGCTTGACCTTCGCCGAATATAGAGAAGCAGTCGAATTTGCAAAATTAATGTCGCAAGGCAAATACTCTATCCCCGGCTATCTGAAACAGAACGCCGGCGATTGCCTTGCCACCATCACGCAAGCGCTGCGTTGGAAACTCGAACCATACTGGGTGGCGCAGCACTCTTACATCGCGCCCTCGAAAGATCAGCAGAAGGAGCCGATTATTTGCTACGACTCCGCTGTCCACAACGCGATTGTCCTGGCGAGCAATTTGTTGAAGGAGCGACCTCGCTATCACTTCGATGGTGAGGGACCCGACCGTGTTTGCACCGTGTCGGCAACCTTCAAAGGTGAAGCGACTGCACTCACCTACACCACACCTCCACTCAAGACCTGCAAGAAGAACTCGCCACTGTGGACGACAGATCCCGATCAGCAGCTCGGCTACTATGCGATCCGCTCGTGGGGCCGTCGCTACATGCCCGACTTGTTGGCTGGTGTTTATTCGACTGACGAGTTTGAGGAGACGACACAGAACGCGCCGTCAGATAGCCCACCAAGCCCGAATTTATTGCAACGACTTCCCGGCCGGATGTCAGGCGAGGGCTTCAAGGCTTCCGACCACGTCACCGACGAGGAGATCGCTGAGGAGATCAAGGCCGCACCGAAGAAGGCCCACGCTGCCGCAGAGAAGGCCGTGGAGGAGCCTTCCGAGAACCCAGCGCCACCTCAGCAGCCGGTCGAGGATAAGCCCGCCTGGGAGGCTCCCATGGCCGAGGCGACGGTCCAGACCTCGCCGCCACCACCGGCACGGCCGCAGACGGCTGGCGAATACCAAGCCTACGCGATGGCGTGGATCGAGAAGCACACCGACCCGGACGAGATCGAAGCTCGATGGGAGGGCCAGATGGATATGCGCCGGGATCTGAAAGTGCCGCTGCCGATGCGCAAGCAGCTGGAGAGCGTGATGAAGGCGCGGGTCAATACGCTGAGAGGCAAATGATTCGGCTCGATGCGGTCGATGAGGAACTGGTGCGCCAATTCAAGGCCCTGAACTACCTTGGCCATCGCTACCCACACTCATCAGGCTTTTACCGTGAGGCAGGAGCAGCCCTCATCGCGCTCCGTTCCGACCGTCCACAGGCGATCTGGGAGCCATTGGTACGGGAATACTGCGGGATCGGGATACGGCGGGCTTACCAGCTGATGGAACTCGCCAGGGGGAAAGACCTGAAAACGCTCCGCTCCGAGGCTTCCGCCAGAGTACGAAAGCACCGAGAAATCAGATGGTTGACGCCAAAGATACGCCCCAGGAAGCGGCCAAAACAGTGAGGCTTGTGCATTACATGAAACGAAGGATCGCCTGATGCGGATAGTGTCCGACTATGTGGCCTCAACCAGCAACAAGTTTTTCCCCCGCAAGCAAGGAACGCTTACGGAGCGGTTCTGGTCAAAAGTAGTTCCCGAGCCAAACACTGGATGCTGGATTTGGTGCGGGGACCACAATGGCCATTACGGCAATATCGGCATTCTGGAAAATGGCCGCCAACGGCGGCTACTCGTTCATCGACTCTCGTATGAGATGCACATAGGGCCGATACCAGCGCATCTCCAGATAGATCACTGGTGCAACGTCAAGCTTTGCGTAAACCCAGACCATCTCCACCTCTGTACTGGTAAAGAGAACGTCAGAAAAATTCCACCGGGATTACGTGGCAACAATCAAATCAAGACCCATTGCAAGTATGGTCACGCACTTAGTGGCAGCAATCTCGCCTTCAACTACACAGGACATGCAGTATGTCGCGAATGCCAAAATATGGCCTACCGTAAATATCATCGAAAGCGTGTTCCTAATCGCATCAAAATCATCGTCGCTTTACGACAACTTAAACAATTGGGTGCGACGGACCTTGAGAAATGTGAGAGAGCTAGAGATTACCTTCGCCGCCTTGAAGCCATGCTCTGCGCTACCATTGGGGGGGGCAGTCAAAAAGTAGTTTTAGACCATGATCCGCCAATCAGAGTAAGACCATTAAATAAACGCGGCACTGATACGGTGCCGCCGATGAATGATCCGAACTACCTCGCCTATATCACCTCAACGGATCACCACGAGAAGACTTTCTTACGCGGCCGACACGGCCAGTATAGCGACATCGTGCTGATCAAACGCGAGCGCCGCCGCAACCGGCCCGCTAAGCCCAAGCGAAAGATTGCCAGCAGGGCATTTCCAAAGAGGAACCGCACCATTGATCATTGACATCGCCGATTACTGCCAGCACCCGGATTGCAAGCGCCGCACCGCCGTCTGGTGCGACGGCATCGCCGCCTGCGCCAAGCATGAGCCGTGGCTGCACAAGACCATCAATAAAAGATTACGTGAGGAGGAGGAAAAACGATGCGACTCAAACCTGCACTGATGCTTGCAGCCGGCCCGCCAGGAATCTGGCTACTAGATGAACAGGACCGCTCGATGTTCGTGATCTCGGTCCACGCGACGCAAGTACACAACAAC